TGGAGAGAGTGAGGATACCCCCGGGGTTGTATTATGTAAGTGGCCGGAAACGACTTGGTCCATCTTGAGGAAGTGTAACGGAAGTTGAGGAAAGATGAAACTTACTTACAGCAAAAGGCCGCCGCGCGTGTGTGAACTGTATGGTGGAGAAAAATCGATAAACCCGAAAGACGGTTCCAAAATAAAAGTGCGGCACCGGAAATCATCTTTCAGGTTTAAAACTTAACCGCTCGCCACAGACGCACAAGCTCATCTACCTATCTTTAATAGATAGTGTGCCGGTCGCGGATGTCACCACCATTAACCGCGACCCTTAACCCGGCCAACTACAAATACCGTAACTAAACCGACCACCGTTGTCCCTCCAATCACCATCGCGGCCTGTTCGTATCCCAAAAAGAGCGCCCAGGCGCTTGTCGCGAGCGCCGCCAGCCCGATACAAAGACCATACCCCTGCCCTCGACGTACTGCGGAGTGGACCGCTGATAAGTTGGCCATTTCGAAGGCCTGGAGATGTTTGGCGTCGGTCTCAGCCATAGCCAGGATGCGCTCGGCGGCGCCCGGCACGATCCGGTTGTACCCCTCTAACGTCTCTGGTGGTGGTATGGGACCGGAAAAGCTTGCCGTGACTTGGGTATGGGAAACGGCTGGCGGGGCCGACGGAGTGGACTTACGAGGTGGTTTGCTCACGCTCAACGCTGCCCATGGCACGCTTGAGGGCTTGGCCAGTGCGCTCCCAGGGCCGCCGCATTCGATCTGCTGGGGTCTTGGGGATCGACGCCTGCGCCGGATCGGCGGGTGGGCAGATATCTAGCACAGAACCTACACCGCGAAGGATAGTTTTTAAGCGCTCAGTCATCTCTTCCCCTCGAGGGAAATGTACACCCACCCCGCTTTTCCAGCAAGAAGATTCTAAAGCCAAGCCGGGAGGATCTCGACGAGGCCGTCAGGACGCCTTTGCGGGCTCTGGCTCTACTAGGGCGCCGATACCGGCGAGCAGAATCCATACTGCCACGAAACGCAGTAGGATGACTCGGCGCGTGATGCGACGGGCGAACAGGATACCGATGATGCCGACGGCGATCAGAATCCAGCCCATGGCCAGCCCCCCATTCCATAGAACAGTTCGGTCAACCAGCAAACGCGCTATCTATAATATAAGGATGGGGAGAATTTCAACAACCCCACGCGGATCCACTGAGAGCTATTTACTTCGGTGGGGCCGAGATGAACCAGTCTTTCGGTTAGCGGGCACAGACCGAGGGGTACCCTTGCTCGAGCTGCTGCGCTGATGTGGCCGCGCAGACTCGCGGGCTCCGTAGGTGCCATGATCTGATGGGCAGGTGTGCCAGCGATGACAGCCAGAGCGGTGGGCTGAGGCTGTGCCGGAAAGAAGGCTCCCGGTTAGGAGACACCAGAACACGGCCGCCGTGAACAGAAAACGCCGCATCAACTACCCTACCCGTAACACCACTATTTCGACAATGCCGTCAGGACGCCTTCGCGCGCGGCGGACTATCCTCGGCTTCGTCCGGAGCCGCCCCCTTTTCGGCCTGGACGAGCTTGTCGATCAACCGCAACTGCCCGATTAGGTGGGTCCGCACATCTGATCCCGCCTGTAAGCCCTCCAACAGCCGCCGGATGGTGTCACGATCTTCCCTCTTCGCATCCTTTATATAGCGCGCCACCTCGATCAGCAGGTCAACAGCCTTTGCGTCACCTAATAAATCCTCCATCGCCCCAGCAAACGAGGTCACACGGAAGGCGGCCCCGACCGAGCTTTCCGGACTCCCGGCCGCTTCGACGGCTTTAGCCGTGTCCGTCGCAATTTCAAGGGCGCTGGGGAGGCCGGTCCGCACCCACTCCACCGATCGCCCGATCGCGACGGCAATACGCGCCACCCCGCCCGCTGGGATCCGCCCGCGTTTTTTCCAATTCGCCAGTGTGGGCATGGGTATGCCGAGTCGCCTGGCGAGCCGAAGGTCGTTTTTTAGGCGCAGCTCAGACTTCAGGCGCTCAAGAATATCAAGTGACCCCAAAATAAGTTGTCCGTTGGACGATTTTTCTCTTGACACGCTATTTGTCCATTGGATATATTCCAACCATGATTACAAAACAAGTCTCCGAACTTCAAAAAAAGCGCGCCATGCAAGGCCGATTTGTCAAGGCTCGGCTCATCGAGCGCGGCATTAAAGTCAAAGACGTTGCGCGCATCGCAGGGTGTGTGTCCCAATCCGTGACTATCGTGCTGTCCGGGCGGCGATCTGGGGCGAAGCGCATCAGGCCGGCCATCGCGCGACTCTTAGGCTTGCGCCAAGACGATCTCTGGCCCAACAGCCACGCGGCATGAGGGCTGCCGGGAGGTAAAGATGGCCACAACGGTCGTACCCATCACCCCGATTCCTTTCCAATTCGAGGGTCTAACCCTCTCTGAGACCTGCTGGATCGACGGCAAGCCTCGCTATACCCGCCGTGCCATCGGGAAATTCTTGGAAATGACTCGTCCCCAAGAAGGTGTCGACCGGATTATTCAAAGAAATCCATACGTCAGGCAGTTCGCAACACACGTCAAATTGACGTGTGTTGAAGGCGGGCGTTTTGTCACCCGCGAGCAGGTCGAGGTCTACGATCCGATCGGGCTGCAACTCATTTGCATGGAGTCGAGGCAGCCGAAGGCGATCCAGTACAAGATCGCCGTCACCCATCTGGTGTGGGCCTACGTCAATGGGCAGCTCATCCCCTCGAAGTGGGCCACCAGGGGCGCCCGGCTCGCCGCGCTCAACCAGATCGGGTCGCTGCCGGGCGGCCGGGCCGGTTGCCCCAGTACAGCAGGTCGGCGCTCGGGATCTCCACCCGCGTGCGACCGGCGCTGTACACCGACTGCGTGGGAAACGCACACATCAAGACGACCGCAGCAAACATGATGGGAGTATAGCGACCATGAAAGAGACTTGCAATGTCTAAACGCAGGCAATCGGTGGAGGTCGACGGGCGGCAGATGGCGCTGGACTTTGAGGCGGCGCTCACGGCGGCAGAAGCGGCCGGGGCGTTGGAAATCCCCGGCGGCTACGCCATCGAGCGGCAGTTTGTGGGGCTGTTGAACGAGGCGATGCGCAAGGCGCTGGTGACCGGGAAGAAGGCGGAGGCGATCGCCGGACAGATTCGCGCGCTGCTGGGCTACGGGGAGCAGGACAAGCACGCGAGCGTGCATATGCTGCGCAACTACCTGGGCGCCTCGTGCGAGAAGGAGCCGTATCGCTTTCCGGCCGCCTGGCTCGCGGCCTTCTGCGCGGCGACGGACGACGATGAGGCGTTGCGGTACTTGGCCAGGGTGCGGGGCTACGAGTTGGTCCCGGCGGAGATCCTGGCGCTGGCGAAGATCGGGGAGATCCGGGTACGGCGGGGTGAGCTGACTGTCGAGGAGCGGCAGTGGCGGAAGAAGCTGGACGCGCTGACCGCGCATGGAGGCGGACGATGAGCACACAGGCATTGGCGAAAAGACGGAAGCTCTATCTCCAGGTGGCAAACTTGATGGAGGAGGCTTCAGCCGAATGCGACAGACGGATCTTTGAGTTGGCGCGTGAACCTGGAGAGTACGCCCTGAAGATCACGTCCAGGGTGGCGGACAGGTTCCGCGAAACAGCAGAGCTGCTCCGGACGATCTCGGATGGTATCGCGATCGTATACGGCCTTGAATGAGGGGGACGATGAGCCGAGGGTTGGAACAAGGAATTCACCTGCTGGAGGCGATTGCGGAGGCGGGGCCGGGCGGGACCAGTCAGAGTGACCTCGCCAGGAGGCTGAACACGTCGGAGGCCACGATTTCCCGCCTGTCGGCCACGCTGGAGGCGCTGGGCTATATAGAGAGGATGGCGCTGGGGGTGCGGCTGGGGAAGCTGGCGGCGCAGTTGTGGTTGAGCTACCGCAAAGGGTTGAAAATCGAGCGGGCCACCATTGACGCGGCGCTGCGCAGCACGGAGCTGGTCGATGAGCCGGAGAACGGAGGGGAGAGATGAAGGGATTGCCGATGGCGCCAGCGGCCAAGGCGGCCGCGCGCACGATGACGGTCTGTCCGTACTGCGATCAGCCGATGCTCACCAGGCAACGGCTGTGGTGACGGCGGGCGATGAAGGCGGTGGGCTACGCCCAGGTCATCGGCCTGGGGATCCTGGCGGCGGAGATCGTGATCGAGGCGCAGATGATCACCCGGCAGTGGGAGTTGTTCGACCGCGTGGTGAAGCTGATGGAGCTGCGGGCCGGGGTTGGGAGGGGGCGATGACGAAATTGCGGACGATGCCGGTTGGCCCAGCCTTCCCGGCCGCGCTGGACGTCTGCTGTGGGCCGCGGATGTTCTGGTTTGACCGGGCCGACCAGCGCGCCCTGTTTGTGGATAAGCGGCGCGAGCGGCACCACGTCGACACGCGGAAGGGCCGGCGCGAGATCATTATCGATCCAGACCAGATCGCCGACTTCAAGGCGCTGCCATTCCCCGACGGGGCGTTCACGCTCGTTGTGTTCGACCCGCCTCACACGTTCGCTGGGCCGAACGGATGGAAGCGGGGGAAGTATGGGACGCTGGAGCGCGCCTGGCGCGAGGAAATCCGGGCAGGGTTCGCCGAGTGCTTCCGCGTACTGTGCCCGCTGGGCACGCTGATCTTCAAATGGCCCGAGCATCAGGTGCCCGTCTCCGCAGTTCTGCAGCTTACGCCGGAGCGGCCGCTATTTGGGCAGCGATGCGGGGCCACGGCGAAAACGCATTGGATCGTGTTCACGAAGCCGACCCAAAAGGCCCGGACTGAGGAGTTTCTGGAAGGAGTGGTGAGGGGCGGTGAGCCGGACATTGTGTCCGGCACTTTTTCCGCAACCTATGGATTTTGCTCGTACCACTATCTAAAAAGGACGGACATATGTCCAGTTTGGAGGGCAAATGGGCCAGATAGAGCGAGAACAGAAGAGAATGGATGTGATGCTACAGGTGGCGAGAGAGGCGGTAGCCCCCGCCCATGGCGGCGAAATTCTCGATCGGGTGCCGGGTGCCTACCGTGAGGTGCTCGGCGAACTGCGCGCGCTCGTGGCGATGAGCGACCTGTGTCGACTCGCAGCGATCAAGCGCATCCAGACACTCAAAGCCTGGTGCGTGGACCATCGCGTGAGCTGGGAAGAGGTCTGTGATGCGGCGCTCCCGAAGTGCCGGCGCACGATTGATCGGTATCTCGACACGCTGGAGACCTTCGGCGATGGGACGTATGAGGCGATCATCGAACTGACCACACACGCGGAGCGCGTCGCCGCCCGTCGTCTGCTAAAGGACGGCACAATCCACCAGGAGGGTAACAGTATCGTCATCAGCGGCAAGCAGATCCCGAACGACGCCGCGCACACGTACCAGATCGTCGAGGTCTTGCGCGAGGTGTTCGCCCAGCGCGATGCCGCAACAGACGAGGCCGCGAAGACGAAGGCGACGCTGAAGCAGCAGCAGGAGATGGCGCGTAAGTCGGCCGAGGCGCTAATCATGGCCCGTAATGCGGCGGTGGACGAGACGGCTCGCATCCAAGCCCTCCCGGCCCCGCGCGAGATGGGGACGGAGGCCGACCGGCGGCGCTGGAACCAACTGAAGAGCTGGCAGACCGAGACGGAGCACCTCCTCGAATCGTTCGACGGACTGATCGATGAGGACGACCACTCGCGCGAGTTCTGGGGCGAGGCAGTGACGTGGCTGGGGTGGCTGCAGCTGCGGATCCACACGTTAGGATTGCGGCTGTTGGGTCGGCGCGGCGCCATGGTGGCCGAACTGACCCGCCTGGGCGAGCCGCCACGGGTGGCGCTGCCGCAAGGGGAGTGGCCGGCGCGGACGCTGGAGGCGCAGGCGGAGCAGTTGTTACAACAGGACGCAGCAGGCAGGAACAGCTCCGGGATCTAGCGCCACATGCTGCGCATTGGAGACGACGTGAAGCGACAGCTCGTCGATGCCCTGCGGGGCCTGACCGGCGCCGAGCGGGCTGAAACGGTCCGTGCCTACGCGACCACCTACGGCATCAGCAAACAGGCGATCAGCGCGATCACGCGCAAGGCCGGTCTGCGGGCGAGCGCCACACGACAGGATCGGGGCCGGTCGAGCCTGTCGCGGGACGAGGCGCTGAAGGTGGCGACGCTGTTGAAGATCAGCCGACGGATGGACGGGCGGATCCCGATGACGGTCAAGCAGGCGGAGCGGCTGTTGCGCCGGACGGAGCAGATCACGGCGGACGTAGGATACGGCACGATCTGCCGTGAACTGCGTCGCCACGGGATGAGCAAGGCCGACCTGAAACGCCCGAAGCCGTACCGGTCGCGCGCCACCGCCCACCCGAACGCCGAGTGGCAGATCGACTTTACCGCCTGTCATCAATGGTACTTCGACGATGGCGGCATCTTCCGCGAGCGGGACGTGATGACCGCGCTGCACAAGAACCACCCAGCAGAGTTTCGGCAGATCCGGCGGCACCTGTGGCGGATCGCGTTGGTGGATCACTACTCAGGCGCCTTCTTCTTCCAGTATGTCTACGCCAGCGGCGAGACGGCCCAGGACGCCATCGAGTTTCTGATCGCCGCGATGCAGCCCAAGGCGCATGCCGCCTACATCTTTCACGGAATCCCGGACCTGGTCTTGGCCGACAAAGGCTCGTTCGCCAAAGCGCAATCGGCGAAGGCCTTCTGCCGCGCATTCAAGATCGACCTGCGGACGCATATGCCCGGCAATCCCCAGGCGAAGGGCTCCGTCGAGGAACTGCATGGCTTTCTGGAGGAGTTCGACGCGGGGCTGCGACTGAAGCCGCCCCGCAACGAGGATGAGCTGAACCGGCGGGCGTTCGACCACTGCGTGGAGGTCAACTGCCTACGGCCGTTTCGTGAGGCGATCGACCCGCGCGGCCGGACGCGAATGCAATGGTGGAGCGAGATCCAGCCCGAGCAGCTCTTTGTCCCACCGACGCCGGAGGCATGCCGGGCCATCATCCGAGCCGGGAGGCAGCCTCGACAGGTCGGTCACAACGGGCGGGTCAAGTACGAGCGGCGCTTCTACTTGGTGCCGGATACGAACGCGTGGGGTGGTTGGGTGGAGGTAGCGTACGACCCGCGCGCCTATCCGGAGGTGGAGGTCACATGGAAGGATCAGACGGACGGTCACGCGCTTGCGGTGTGGCGGCTGAAGCCGCTTCAGGTGTTAGGTGGATTTCTGGAGGACAGCGTCCGGCCCGGCGAGATCCGGAAGCCGGCCGCCACGATCACGCAGCGGGCGATCGGCGAGATGGAACAGGTCGCCCAGGGATGGGGGATCACCTGGAAAGGAACGGGTGATAAGCGGATTGCGGTGGGGCCGAAGGCCGAGACGCCGACACCCACATGGTTCGAGGGGGTTGGCGACGCCGCCGACAAGTTGGTAACGCGGCCGACACCGGGGACGCTTCGGGCGCCGACAGACCCGGCGGCCGAGCGGCGGGTGACGGTGATGGGGCTGTTGGGGGAGCTGGCGGAGAGCCTGGGGCGGCCGCTGACGCGGGCGGAGAATGCCCGGATCCGGGCCGCGTGGCCTGAGGGGTGCCGGATGAGCGACATCGACGAGGTACTAAACCAGTTGACGGGCGGGGATCAACCCCGCCCCTACGCGGAGGAGGAGCGAGATGGCACACGCGCGGTCGGGTAGGCCCTCACCCTCCCCTCTCCCGGGGGGAGAGGGTGGCCGGAGGCCGGGTGAGGGCGGAGGTGCATCGGCGTATGCGCTGCCGCGGGTGGCGATTGGACTGACGCGGTGTATGAAGGACTGCGGGGTGACGGACGAGCAGGCGGCGGTGCAATTCGGGGTCAAACGGACGACGTGGATCCTGGTCCGCTCGCGGCGCGGCTATTACCCCGGCCATCGGGACAGTAAACCGGCGAAACAGCAATCGGCCGACCGCCAGGCCTTCCGGGCCCGCGTCGAGGCGTGGGTCGCGGGGCAGGCCAAGATGGCCGCGTGGCTGTCGGCGCGGACCCTGCCGGTCCCCTCGATCTGGGAGGAAGAGGCGACGCACGGACTCGTCCGCAGGCTGATGCCTGTGGGGTTTGCGCGAAACAAATGGAGCCCCGACCCTGCGCGGGCGCAGGCGGCGGAGGCGGAAGGGGCATTGATCCCCTGGGAGGTGGCGATGATCGACACGAAGACCTTGCGGCACTTTAAACTGTTTCGCAATCCGTTCTTGTTGGAGATCGAGCGGGACAAGGACCTCTACATGGGCGAGGAGCAGCACTACGTCACGGACTGCCTCTGGGAGATGGCCCACCATAGCGGGTTTGTGGCGCTCGTCGGCGAGGTGGGCGCGGGCAAATCAACGCTACGCGACAAGCTGTTCCGGGATCTGGCCCGCGAGGACCAGGTGCGGATTGTCTTCCCGCAGACGATCGACAAGACGCGGCTGTCCGCCGAGTATATCGCCGACGCGATCATCTACGACGTCAGCGGCGAGAAGCCGATGACGCGGCTGGAGGCCAAAGCGCGGCAGATGACGCGGCTGTTGCGCGACCGCGCGGCCGCCGGGCATCGGCATCTGCTGGCGATCGAAGAGGCCCACCTGCTGCCGCAACGGACGTTGCGGTATCTCAAACAATTCTGGGAGCTGACGCTCAGCACGGGCGAGGGAACCACCCGCCTGCTCGGGATCCTGCTGATCGGCCAGCTCGAACTCAAGCAGCGGCTGGAGGAATCCGGCGAGGGGTTCGATATGCGCGAGATGGTCCGCCGGTGCCAGTTGGTCGAACTTGGGCCGATGAACGGCGACACGCGGGCGTATCTGCAACATCTGCTCAAGCGCGCGGGGGCGGAACTGGACAAAATCATCGAGCCGGCGGCCGTGGATGCCCTGGCCGAGCGACTGACGGTCGCCGAGCTGGGCCGTAAAAAAACCGTGAGCCACACCTACCCGCTGACGCTGCATCGCTGGCTGGCGAAGGCCATGGGCGCGGCCGCGACGCGCGGGGAGCCGAAGGTCACCGCCGAGCTGATCCACGAGCTGGGCACGGGAGGGGCGAGATGACCGAGCGAACGCTGAGGGATTTGTGGGACAGGATCGTGGACGGGGCGGCGGGACTGCTGGACCGGCTGGCGGATCGGGTCGAGGGGCGGCCGGCGCGGGATGTCTGTCAGGCGTGCGGGAGGCCCGCGCGGATCCTCTATCTGATACCGGGGCTGGGGATGACGGGCGGGATCGATCTGCGCTGCGATCCATGCCGGGCGACGTGGCATCAGGCGATCCGCGACTTTTACGCGCATCGGGCCGCAGACGTGGCTGCGGCGAACTACGCCCTCACCCGGCCTCCGGCCACCCTCTCCCGACGGGAGAGGGACGGGGTGAGGGAGGAGGCAGCATGATGGAGGCCGGCATGGAGGTGACGATGGAGATGATTGAAGGCGCGACGCGGCTGTACGCCAACGCGCGCGAGGTGCTGGCGGAGCGCGTCCGGCGGCTGGAGGCGGAGCTGGGGGCGATCAAGCGCCAGCGGCTGCCGGGGATCAAGGCCGCGCTGGCCAGAGCGGCCGAGGCCGAAGGCACGCTGCGGCAGGTGATCGAGGCCGCGCCGGAGCTGTTCGAGCGGCCGAAGACCGTGATCCTGCATGGGGTCAAAGTCGGCTACCGGAAATCGACCGGCAAACTCGTCTGGGACGACGCCGACCAGGTCGTCGCGCTGATCCGCAAGCACTATCCTGACCAGGCCGATGTCCTGATCGTCGTCCGGGAAACGCCCAGCAAATCCGCGCTTGCGCAGCTCACAGCCGCCGACTTGAAGCGCGTCGGTGTCCGTGTGATTGAGACGGGCGACGAGGTGGTGATCGCGCCGACCGACAGCGAGGTCGACAAGCTGGTCGAGGCGCTCCTGGACAGTTGCCGCGACGAGCAGCCGGCAGCGGCGTGACGCGGATGCTGTGCGGCGAATGCGGCAAGCGCCGGGTGCTGATCCTGATCAACCCGCTCCGGTCGCCCCATAGCCGGGCGGCGGCCACGCGCAAGCGGGTGGCGATACGCCAGCACGATCTCTGCCGGCTCTGTTGGCGGGCGATCATCGAGCCGATCCTGGCGGCGGCGCGTGCGGCCCGGCTGGAGGCGAGACGTGTCGCCTAACGAGACCCGCGTGTGGAAGCGAATCTCCTGTCGGCACGGCCGGGCGAACGCCATCAGCGCGGCGACCCTGGCGATCTGGACAGGGCTGTCGGACCGCGCCGTCCGGAAGATCGTGAAGGCGCTGATCGAACAGTGCGGCGCCCCGATCGCGAGCAGCCCGCACCCGCCGGCCGGGTATTTTATCCCGGAGACGTTGAGCGAAATTCTCGAAGTGACGGAGTCGCTGCGGGGCCGGGCGCTGTCGATCCTGGTGCGGATGAGTCGGCTGAAGCGCAGCACGTTGCGCGAGACGGTCGATCAGCTCCTCTTGGAGATTGAGGACGCAGCATGAGGAGAGACGATGGCGAACGAACGGAACATTGAGGACTTCAATCGCGGGGTGGCGCTGGTGCTGGGGCGGCTGTATGCCGCGTTTCCGGTGCCAACGACGTTACGGATGGACGACCTCGATGAGGCGGCGGACCGCGTGAGCAGGCTGGCCTACGCGGCCACGATCCGGTTCCTGCGCGACGAGAGGGTGATCCGGATCCAGGCCGAGACGCTCGACGATCGCTTCGTCGGTGTCGTCCTGAGCGCGAAGGGGCTCGCGCTGTTGCAGGCGGTCCCGGAGGCGCTGCAGGAGAAGAAGCCGTGGGCCGACTGGCTGCGGGACACACTACGGGACGGGTCGCGGGGTGGGCTCAAGACCCTCATCGAGATCCTGCTACGGCAAGTCGGGGGCGCGGCATGACCCCGGCTTACGACATGCCGGGGCGGGCTACGCGATCGATCAGCCCCGGCCAGATCAAGGCGATCCATGCACTGGTCGGGCGGCTGGGGTGGGATGACGACACGTACCGCCTCATGCTCCGCGAGCGCTACCAGGTGGCCACCTGCAAGGCGCTCAGCCATGCGCGGGCGGCGTGGCTGATCGACGAGCTGAAGGTGAAGGTCAGCCCAGGGCGAACGGCGATCAGCCCGGCGAGGCCGGTGACGGCGCGGCGGACGTACACCTGGCCCTCACCCCGGCCCTCACCCTCCCCTCTCCCGCCGGGAGAGGGTGGCCGGAGGCCGGGTGAGGGCGTCATCAGGCCGAAGCAGCAGGCGCTTATCGAGGCGCTGTTCGCGCGGATCGGCTGGGATCAGCGGCGGCGCGACGGGTTCTGCCGGAAGGTGATCGGACGGCCCTGGCCGCAAACGAACCAGGAGGTCACACGCGTGTTGAATGTGCTGCGCGCCATGGGACAACGCTATCCCGGCGGCTACGACCGGGCGACAGGAGGCGGACAGTGATCGACAGAGGCAGTATGGGTTGGGAATCGAGGGAGGCCAGAGCAGATTGTGGACTGCGGGCACAGCTCTTCACCGACGCCCACGGCCCGGATCACGAGGCGGCCCGCGCGGCGCTGGACAGCCTGCGTCGGATCTACCGCCTGCGCCTGCCGCTGGTGGAAGCGCGGCTGAACGGCGCGAGCAGGAGGGATGTATGACCGAGACGCCCGTGAAACGGTATTACCGACCGGACGAGGTGGCGGAGATCCTGCGGATCAGCCTGAAAACTGTCTATCGACGGATTGAGGACGGCAGTTTGCCGGCGATCCAGGTCGGCGCGGTCTACCGGATCCCGGTAGACGCGGTCGATTCGCCCTCCAGTTTCACCCTGCAATAAATATCGCCCCATCCCGCTTTTTCGGTGTCGATAGCGGACAACGTCGTCATCCCTCCGCTCGTCCGTCCCCTACAATCACCCCATGCACATCCCACAGGTTCGCCTCATACTTGCCTTCGCTGGGTTCTGGTGGCTCCTCGTCCCAGCGCCGTTGTGGGCGCTTACGACCTCGGCTGGGACCGGCATTGTCATCGCCGGGGAGGACCGCCTGACCGAGTCCGGTCGCCGGACGCTCCGAGCGCTGCTGACACAGATGCCGCCCGCCCTCTACCCGCTCCTGGAGGTCATTACAGTAGACAATGCGCCGGTCGCGCCGAGCGGCAGTTGCGCGGGACTCTTCGTGGGTCCCTGCCGGATTAATATCTGGTCTGAGGAAGGGCGGTACGAAGACCCCTTCCCGACCGACGCGCCGGAGCACGCGGCGGCCTCCGTTTTCTACTCGGTCATCGCGCACGAACTCGGCCACATGGTGTCCCTGTGGGCGCGGGTCCATCGTGGGGGGTGGGAGTTCGATCTCGTGGCGGAGGCGGGCTGCGAGCCGCGTCACTACCTGCGCTCGATGTTTCGCCCCTGCTTCTTCCGGGATGCCCCGCAGGAATTTACCGCCTCCCTGATCAATCAGTGGCTCACCTGCTCGACCTGCACGATCCGCCTGGCGCTGTCGCGGTGGGACCGCGGGATTCGCCAGCCGATGGATCAGGTCGTCTATCTCCTCTGGCTGTTCGGCGGGACACCCGCCGAGGGGCCGGACCGGTCGCCGGTCGGACAGACCCTGGCCTACGAGTACACACCGGGCGGGCCGCGCGTCACGATGGTCTCCGCCAGGCCATGGGCCTGCAATGGGGTGGTGGAGATCGCCGGGCCCACGTTTGCGCTGAGGGTGACGCTCGACGACGTGTGTCGGGTCACGGATGTCCTGTCACGGGAGGGGTTGTGAGGAGGAGCGCCGGAATGATGACCGTTGACGAATTACTCGCGCGGGCCAGGTCCCAGATCGGCCACAAGACCGCGTACACGCTCGGCGGCGGGACGGTCTCCGGTGACAGTTGCCGGGACGGTGACGGGGCCTGCGATTGCAGCGGCTTTGTCCTGTGGTGCCTCGGGCTCAAACGCCGCTGGCCGGACCTGCCGTGGCTGAAGGAGGCGACGGGCGGCTGGCTGAATACCGACGGGCTCTGGTACGACGGCGCCGTGGGGCCATGCCGATTCGTCAGTCCCCTGACCGATCCTCGCCCGGGGGCGCTCATCGTCTATCCCGCCTCATGGATGTCGAAGATGCAGGGACCGAAGGTGGGCCATTGCGGGATCATCTCCGCAGTCGGCGAGGAGGTCGCCCAGCATCGGGTGATCCACTGCTCGGCCGGCAACGTCAGGAAACACAAGGACGCGATCGCCGAGACCGGGCTCGACGTGTTCATGCGCGTGCCGTCAGCCCGCTTCTTCTGGCCGAACGGCGTGGAGCGGCCGGTTCAGGGCCAGACATGACGACCTACGAGATCGTGCATCTGCTGGGCGTGGGCGGGGTGACCGCCTGCCTGCTCTGGCTGGGGTACGGCATTGGGTGGCTGGTGACCGGATGCTGTGGATCCGATGATGATGCGCCGGACTAGGCGCTGATCAATGAGGGACAGGCGGTCCATTGGGGGCCGCCGGTGCCCTCACCCGAGCCCTCTCCCATGGGGAGAGGGGATCACACAAGGAGGAGTGACGTGCCGACCGTACCCGTTGTGCAAGCGAAACCGTTTTTCAAGTCGAAGACCGTATGGGCCAATGCGAGCGCGCTGGTCGTGGCAGCCGGGGCCGTGGTGATGGGCGAGGCCGACTGGCAGACCGCCCTCATGCCGGTGGTCATGGCGATCATGAACGTCGTCCTGCGGATCGTCACCAAGCAGCCGCTGGAGTAGGGGCGCGTAGCCACGCGCCCACGCTGAAGATTGTGGGCCCCGGCCGACCACGTGCCGGGGCAGGCTGGAGACTGGAGGTCGGAACATGAAGATGCGACTGGTGGTGGTGGCGGTCGTGCTCGGCGCCCTGACCTCGGGGTGCGGATATATGGTCTGTCGCGCGTTCAACAACCCGTCGGAGGTCTGCCGCCGGCAATCCGGAGATCATATCCTGTTCCTCTACGACCCGTGGACCGCCGAGACTGGAGAGGAGCGCAATGATTAGTTCAGCCGTGGTCCCGGCGATCAGCGCCGGGCTTCAACTCGCGGCATTTGCCGCGAAGAAATCGACCGAGGCGGGCGAGATCAACACGTACATCGATCGCGGCGCGCGCGTCCACGACCTGTTTGATCCGGACAAGCGCGAGGATGCGTACCGGGCGCTGTTTGCCGAGATGCAGATCCTGTGCGCCAAGCGCGGGATTACACCAACGACCTACTACGAGGGAGCACCATGTATCAATATCCCGCTGGTCACGCTCGTCGAGCTGATGGACGCGGCCACCAAGTGAAACAGGCTGAAGGCCGTAGGCTGAAGCCTGCCCCGGCACGTATTCAGCCGGGGGCTGTAGGCCGGGCGCCGGTCATCGCGTCTCTCCTGATTGCGGCACTGCTGACCGGCTGCGTCCACAAGGCGCCGGGGCTGCCGAAGGACCGACCCGCGCCGGTGATCAACACGGATCGGCCGGGGGCACTCTCACGCTAGGCGAGGAGACACATGGATCCACAGATCATCGATCTCCTGAAATGGGCCGGCCCAAGCGCGGCGGTCATCCTGTACGTCCTCAAAGAACTGAAAGAGCGCAAGCAAGTCGACGCCGTGATCGACGGCTACAAGCAGATGCAAACCGATCATGTGGCCACACTGAGCGCGAATACCGCCGCGCTGACGAAACTATTGGAGCGGCTGGAGCCGGGCTCCGTGCTGACCGAGCACATCAGTTGGAACACGCAGATCCTCACGCGCCTGAGCGAGCGGATCGAGTCCTGGGATAAGCGCATCCTGGCGGGCGGAGGGGTCGGGCGATGAATGAGGAGCGGCTGATACTGCAGGGCCAGCTCGCCATGGCCGAGCGGGAGCTGAAGAAGAGCGAGGCTGAGGCGGACGGCCAGGTCATGATCCTCCGGATCCGGACGCTCCCGACACTGCCGATCGACCGGCTGCGCACCGCGGAGATTGTCCAGGCCGCCACGGTGCTGCATGCGATCCGGACGCGATGGGATGAGCAGACGGCCCTGGTCCGGAAGCTCCGCGAGGCGCTTGGTGTGGCATGAACGGCCCTCACCCCCACCCTCTCCCAGCGGGCGAGGGAGATGAAAAAAGCGGCGCTGTATGAGGAGGCGCGGCTGCTCTACGTCGAGCAGGGGATGACGCTGGCCGACGTCGGCAAAAGTCTGAAGGTCTCGCCGACGACGTTGGTCGCCTGGAAGAAGGACGGCGACTGGGAGGCCGACCGGCGGGCGTTTCTGGTTGAGCGGGGGTGCCTGCGCGACGTCCTGCGCAAGATCGTGCGGAAGATGGCCGAAAAGATACTCGAGGAATTGGAGGCCGGACAGTTCGATCCGCAGCGGATCCATGCGTTGCGTTCCGCGCTGACGGGCCTGGCGCTCGAACCCTCGCGGATCGAGGCGCCCGAGGTCGCGGGTGAGGTCGAGAAAGCCGCGAAGGCGAGCGGGCTGTCCGACGAGGTCGTGACGGCGATCAGGCAGCAGATCCTGGGGGTGGCGGCCCCGGCTGACCACGTGCCGGGGCAGGCGTGAGGCGGAAGGCTGAAGGTGAATAGGCTGAAGGCTGAAGGGGGAAGAAAGACGAGGACGCCCCGCGAGAGCGTGAAGGCGGCGGGTCGCGCCAGCGAACCGGCCCTGCTCCCCTTCCAGGCCCGCTGGCAGGCCGATCAGTCCGCCGTCAAGGTCGGCGAGAAGTCGCGCCAGATCGGCTTCTCCTGGACCGAGGCGGGCGACGATGCGCTGCTCGCAGCGTCAGCGGGCGGCATGGATGTCTGGTACGTCGGCTACAACAAGGACATGGCGATGGAGTTCATCCAGGACGTGGCCTTCTGGACCCGAGCCTATCAGCTCGCCGCTGAGCCATACGAGGAGATCGTTGTCGAGGACGAGGCGCAGAACATCCAGGCCTACCGGATACGGTTCCCGTCGGGCTTTCGCGTCACGGCCCTGTCGTCCCGCCCCAGCAACCTGCGCGGCAAGCGCGGCAAGGTCGTGATCGACGAGGCCGCGTTCCACCCCGATTTGCCGGGCTTGCTCAAGGCGTCGATGGCGCTGCTCATGTGGGGCGGCCGCGTGGTGGTGATGTCGACCCACAACGGCGACGACAACCCGTTCAACGAGCTCGTCAACGACATTCGCGCCGGCAAAAAGCCCTATAGCCTGCACCGCGTGACGTTCGATGATGCGCTGACCGAGGGCCTGTACCGCCGCATCTGTCTGAAACTTGGCCGGGACTGGTCGGCGGAGGCGGAGGCGGACTGGCGCGACGAGCTGATCCGGTTCTACGGCGACGATGCCGCCGAGGAGCTGTTCGTCATCCCCAGCCGGGGCTCCGGGGCCTATCTCGGTCGCGCGCTCATTGAGTCCTGCCTGGATCCCGAGATCCCGATCCTGCGCTGGACGTGCGACGACGGGTTCGCGCTGCAGCCCGAGCTGGTCCGACAAGCCGAGGCCGAGGCCTGGTGCCGCGACCAGTTCGACGCGCTGCTGGCGGCGCTCGATCCGCACCGGCCACTGGCGATCGGCGAGGACTTCGCCCGCAGCGGCGACCTGACGGCGATCCTGGCGTTGCAACGACAGGCGGACTTGATCTGGCGGACGATCGGCCTGATCGAGTTGCGCAATGTGCCGTTTCGGCAACAGGAGCAGATCCTCTTCGCGCTCCTGGATGGGCTGCCGGGGCGCTGGTCCGGGGCGATGGATGCGAGGGGGAACGGCCAGTACCTGGCCGAGGTGGCGCAGCAGCGGTACGGGACGCGGATCGAGCCGGTGATGCTGTCCCCAGGCTGGTACCGCGACAATATGCCGAAGTACAAGGCGGCCTTCGAGGATCGGGCCATCGTCCTGCCGCGTCACAGCGACGTCGTCGACGACCACCGGCTGCTCCAGACGGAGCGCGGTGTGGCGAAGATTCCTGACGCGGCGCATACGAAGGGGGCGGACGGCAGGCAGCGGCACGGCGATACGGCCATTGCGGGCGCGCTCGCCTGGTTCGCCACCGGACTGAATTGGGGGCCGGTCGAGTACACGTCGGCGGCCCGATCGGTCTGGCGTTCGCGCGAACAGGATGACGACGACTGGCCCTCTCCCGGCGGGAGAGGGGAGGGTGAGGGCATGGTCTTCGGCGGATTTCGGACGGGGCGAGGGTGCGGATGGTAACGCCGGCGACGACGGAGACACGACGGCCGGGGCAGCTCCTGGACCAGTTCGGACGGCCGATTGCGGCCGGTGCGCGACCGGATCCGGATCGGCTGACGCTCGCCTCGATCCGCGATTCCTGGTACGCCTACCCGGCCCATGGGCTGACGCCCGACCGACTGGCGACCATTCTGCAAGAGGCCGACCAGGGCGACGTCTTGCGCCAGGCCGAGTTGTTCGAGGAGATGCTGGAGCGCGACGGCAAGCTCGCCTCGCTGTTCCAGACGCGGCGTATGGCGATAGAGGGACTCTCCTTCAGGGTCGACCCGGCCGACGACAGTCGTGAGGCGAAGGCGTTGGCCGATGAGACGACACAACAGCTTCGGGCGACGCCGCTGCGGCGGACGATCGCCTCGTTGCTGGAGGCGGTGCCGTATGGGTATGCGGGGGTGGAACTGCTCTGGCAGACCGAGCGCGCCTCCCTGCGGATCGACGACGTCGTGCCGGTCCCGGCCCGACGCCTGACCTATCTGCCTCGCGCAGGGGCGCCGATACCGGCGGCCCCGCGGCTGCTCACCGACCACGAGCCGGTCTTCGGCATCGAGCTGCCGGCCTGGAAGTTCGTGGTCCATCGGGTCCGCGCCACGGGAGGCTCGCCGACACGGGCCGGGCTGATGCGGACGTGCGCGTGGCTCTACCTCTTCAAACACTACGACATCAAGGATTGGGCCGCGTTCCTGGAGGTGTACGGGATGCCGCTCCGTCTGGGGAAATACCAGCCGGGCGCCAACAAGGAGGACCGCGACGCGCTGCTGGCGGCGGTTCGGAATATCGGCCATGATGCGGCCGGCATCATCTCGTCCAGCACGGAGATCGAGTTTATCGAGGCGATCAAGCAGGCCAGCGCCGACATCTTCGAGAAATTCGTGAACCTGCTGAACAAGGAGATGGCCCAGGCGGTCCTGGGGCAAACGCTGACCTCGGACGTCGGGACCGTGGGGTCGCTGGCGGCGGCGCAGGTCCATGATGAGGTCCGGTTCGACCTGATGGAGGCCGACGCCGCGGCGCTCGCCGAGACGATCACGGCGCAGATCATCCGGCCGCTGGTGGGGTTCACGCACGGCTGGGACGTCCCGGCCCCGCGTTTTACATTCGAGATCGAGTCGCCGCGCGACTTGGGGGACGAAGCCACGACGCTGAAGACGCTGGTGGAGGCCGGGTTCGGCCCGGCGATCCCGTTGGCGGTGGCGCAGGAACGGTTCGGGATCCGGGCGCCGAAAGACGGCGAGGCGACGGTGGGAGCCCTCACCCCACCCCTCTCCCCAGAGGAGCGAGGGGGATCGAACGTGTCGGGCGACAGCATAAAACGGCTGGCGTTGGGACAGGCGATGGTCGTCCCGGTCGCGCCGGAGACGGCGCTGGCCGACCAGATGACCGATCAGTTGTGGGGGCCGACGCTGACCCCGCTGCTGGAGCCGATCCACCGGTTGGCTGCCGGCGCCGGATCGCACGAGGCGTTTCGGACGGGACTGACCGCGCTGATCGGCGAGCAGACGCCGCACGGTGAGGCGCTGATCGAACGGGCCATGGCGGCGGCCGCGCTGTGGGGGTGGGTTCATGCGTGAGGCGCTGTCGCTCGCCACGATCGCGGCACTGCCGCCTGGGGAGGCGCTCGCCTACGTCGAGCGCAAGGGCTACCGCCCCTCCTGGGACTGGTTCGAACTGCAGAAGGAGGCGCACCATCGGGCCTTCACGGTCGCCAAGGCGATCAACCTGGACCTGCTGTCGGACCTGCGCGACGAGGTGGAGCACAGCGTCCGCGACGGGATCAGCTACGGGGAGTTCGAGCGGGCGTTGCTGCCGAGCCTGAAGCGACACGGCTGGCTGCCGTATGATCAGCACGGTTGGCCGACGGCGGCGTCAGCGGAGGTGGTCGACCCGCAGACCGGCGTCGTGGCGCGGGTGGGCCCCTGGCGGTTGCGGCGCATCTACGACACCAACCTGACGGTCGCGACGCAGGTCGGGCGCTTCAGGGCGCAGACGCGGCCGGAGGTGTTGCAGAGTCACCCGTACTGGCAATATGCCTCGAAGTTGGATCTCGTCACGACGCAGGCCTGTCGCCGACGGCACGGCGAGATCCACCGGGCCGACGATCCCTGGTGGGATACCAACTACCCGCCAAATCACTGGGGTTGCCGCGCGCAGGTTAGAGGCCTGACGCCCGGCGAGGTCCACGCCGAGGTCAAGGACGGCGGGACGCTGACACAGGGCGGCCCCGACATTGCCCGCGAGGTGGGGAAGGCCGGAGAGGGGTGGGAGTTCAACCCGGGCCGGACGGCGTATCGGCCGGACCTCAGTCGGTATCCCGAGGAGTGGCGACAGATCTTCGAACCGCAAGGGCTCGCGCGCGAGGTCCGCACGCTGGACGACGTGGAGGCGATCCTGAAGGATGCGCGACAGAAAGGATTGTTTGGCCATCGTCTGGGGATGCAGTCGATCCGGGCGGAGGCGCTGCCCAGGAACACCTTCGCCCAGACCTGGGCGGATGGACGATTCGAGGTGTCGACTCGGACGACCGTCTATCGGCCGGATCACCGCGGCACACGGTACTTTACGACCGAGAGCCCGAAGGAGGTCCTGACCCGAGCGTTGGGTCGCCTGGGGCGGACGCCGCTGACGCAGGAGGAAGAGGCGTCCATCCAGATGCTCTGGCACGAGATCCTGCACAACCAGCAGCGCGATCTGGTTGGGTACGATTGGAGAAAACCGGAGGGGCTGCTGTTGGAGACGCTGACGGAATGGGGGGCTCGCCATACCTACGGCGACGTCGTCGAGTGGCTGGGTGTCAGCAAGACCGCCCTGCAGCACCAGGCCGCGCTGATGACGGACGGTTCGGGCTACACCAGCGCGGTCAGGAATTTCCAGACATTGCTCGGTCGCCTCGGGTTGCGCGAGGCCGAGATGGTGCGGCCGGTCCTACGGCTGTACCGGACAGTCCCGCGCGCGATGGAATACCTGGAGCCACTGGCGGAGGAGCTGGCCACACGGAGCGGGAAGAACAAAGCAGCGATTGCGGGGGCGCTACGAAATCTCAAGCGGGAACGGTCGGAGGAGTTCGATCGATGGTTGCGCGAGCTCTAGTCGATGACGAGGTCGCCGGTCAACAGTTGGCCGGTATTGAACCAGGCGTTCGGATCCCGGATCCGGTCAACGACGGCGAAGGCGGCCTCGCGGTCGCCCCGCGCCGCCAGCAGGTGCGCCAAGTCAGCCAGCGCGCTGTCAGGACACAGGTCGCGCAGTCGAGCCACCTGCTCCGGGGTCTCGGCGGCGAACCAGCGCCGAAGTTCCTCGGGGGTAACGGCGGCGTCGAAGATGGTCTGCATCTCAATGCGTGGCATACACGGAGCATAGGGCGATGACGACACGGGCGTCAAGGGAAAACGTGCAACCCGAAAAACCGGCCCAAATTTGGGCGATCAGGCGACGCGGCTACCTTGGTATGGGTCAGGGGGAGATCGTCGCGCTTGACATAGCCTTGACACCGCTTGACACCATCTCCGGGGTCACGCCGATCCTGATTCCACTCACCCTGGCCCTCTCATCGGCGGGGACAGCAGCCGGCGATGGGTCGGTGACGCCCCCGACGGAGATCCAGCTCAGCCCGCCGGGGTGGGTGCAGACCGAAACGAAGGGGCGCTACCTGATGGACGCGCAGGCGCGCCGGGCCGTCGTGGACGCGGTTGGGCGTTTGGGGCGGGACCTGGTCATCGACTACCACCACCAGAGTCTCACGAGCGATGTGGCGCCGGCAGCCGGGTGGATTACGGCCCTCGACGATCGAGGCGATGGCCCCAAGGGCGGGTTGTGGGCGCGGGTGAACTGGACCGATCGGGCCGCAAGTTACTTGCAACAACGAGAGTTTCGCTACCTGTCGCCGGTGCTGCTGGTGGGGAAGGCGGACCGGCGACCGCAGACGATCCACTCCGTGGCCCTGACCAACGTCCCGGAGATCCATGGCGCGCTGGCGCTGGTCGCCAGTGCAGATCACATTCACAACGAGGAGGACCAGATGCGAGAGCGATTAGTCATGATCCTGAAGTTGGCGGCCGACGTCACCGACGAGGCCCTCATCGCCTCCGTACAGGCGCTCGCCGAGCGGCCGGCCATCGCGCCGGAGCTGCGTGAGGCGCTGCAACTCAGTGCCCAGGCGACGCCCTCCGAGGCGGTGGCCACCATCCATGCGCTGCAGCAAGGCCACACCCTGACGGTCGAGACGACTCGGCAGGTGACGGCGCTCCAGATCGAGGTCAAGACGCTGCGCGATCAGGCGGCCGTGCGGTCGCGCGACGAGCTGGTGGCGACGGCGCTCAGCCAGGGCAAGATCACCCCGGCCCAGCGCGAGTGGGCGGAAGGCTACGCGCTGCGAGACGCCGAGGGCTTCAAGACATTTGTCGACAAGTCGCCGGTGATTGTCCCCGTGGGTGGCGCCATGACGCTGCCGCTCTCCCAGCCGGCCGGGGCCGGCGGGATCGATGAGAGCCAGCGGACGATCAACCGCGCATTGGGGATCAGCGACGAGCAGTTCCGGAAGCACACGACGGAAGGAGGACGCTAGATGGGAGCACTCACGAAAGACCGTAACACACCGCGCCGCGACGGCGAGATCTTCGAGGCCCCGGTCGCGGCGGGCGCAGTGATCTATGCTGGGGCGATGGTGGCCCGCGACGGCGACGGGAACGCCGCGCCGGCCGCCGATACGGCCGGCCTGGTCGTGATCGGCCGAGCCGACGCCACCGCCGATAACAGCGGCGGGGCCGCCGGGGCGATCTCGGTCACGGTCTGTCGCGGCGTCTTTGCCTGGTCGCATAGCGGACTGACCCGCGCCGACCTCGGGAAGGTGCTCTATGCGACCGACGACCAGACGGTGGCGACGACCTCGACGAATGATGTGCCGGCCGGGATCTTGGTCGACGTGACGAGTGACGGCGCCTGGGTGAAGGTGGGGGTGGACGCCGTGATCGATCGTGTCGCCGCGCACCAAGCCAACTCGGCAGCCGCCGATGTGGCCGGCGTCGTCGCCGACCTGAACGCATTGCTGGCCAAACTGATCGCGGCCGGCCTGATGGCCTAGCCGCTGGAAGAGGAGGAGGAACCCGTGCTCATCAATCAAGGAAATCTGCAGAGCCTGTACAAAAGCCTCAAGGTCCTGTTCCAGGACGCCTTCGCCGCGGTGCCGCCGACCTGGAGTCGGGTGGCGATGGAAGTCCCCTCCACCACGCGCGTGGAAGACTACGCCTGGCTGGGCGCCTTCCCCAAAATGCGCGAATGGCTCGGCGACCGGGTCGTGAAGAATCTGTCGCTGCACCGCTACTCCATCAGGAACCGCGACTGGGAATCCACGATCGAGGTCGACCGCAACGACATCGAAGACGACACGATCGGGATCTACCGCCCCATCGTCCAGGAGCTCGGCCGAGCGGCCGCCGTCCATCCCGATGAGCTGGTCTGGGGGCTGCTCCCCACGGGGGCAACGGGGCTGTGCTATGACGGCAAGGCGTTCTTTGCGACCGACCACCCGGTCGCCGGCGCGGGCGTGAGTAATGCCGGCGGCGGGTCCGGCACCCCGTGGTATCTGTTCGATGTGTCGCGCGCCGTCAAGCCGCTGGTCTTTCAGTCCCGGCGCGCGCCGCAGTTCGTCAGCAAAGACCGGCCCGACGACGACAATGTGTTTCGGTCGCGCAAGTTCCTGTACGGCACCGACCGGCGCGACAACGCCGGCTTCGGCCTGTGGCAACTGGCCTACATGAGCAAGCAGACCTTCAACGCGGCCAACTACGCGGCCGCCCGCGCGGCGATGATGGCCTACAAGGACGATGAGGGCAAACCCCTGGGGGTGATCCCCGGCCTGTGTGTGGTCCCGCCGTCGCTGGAAGGGGCGGGCCGTGACGTGCTGTTGGCCGAGCGGGATGCGGCCGGCAAGACCAACGTCTGGCGCAATACCGCCGATCTGCTCGTGATGCCCTGGTTGGCGTAATGTACGCGACGCTCGCGGATCTGCAAGCGGTCCTGAGCCCGGCGGAGTTGATTCAGCTCGCCGACGACGACGGGGTGGGGTCGCCCGACCCCGTCGTCGTCGAGCGGGCCATCGCCGACGCCCAGGCCGAGGTGGACGGCTACGTTGGGGCGCGTTGCAACGTGCCCCTGCCGCTCCCGCCGCCGTTGGTCAGGCGGCTGACGGTCGATCTGGCCATCTGGCAGCTCTACAACCGCCGCGATCTGGTCACCGAGGCGCGCAAGATCCAGGCCGAGGCGGCCCGGCGGTTGCTGAAGCAGATTGCGGAGGGGCTCGTGACGCTGGGACTGCCGGTCTCACAACAGGCCAGCCCGCCGCCGAGCATCGTGTCAAGTGAGCGGCGCTTTACCCGTGGTTCCATGGAGGGGTTTTAAGTGTCAGGAATCCGCGTTGACGTGCGATGGGAGGATGCCCAGGCGAGGGCCGCGCTGGACGCGCTGCGGCGGCGAGTCTCGAACCTGACGCCGGTGATGCGGCAGATCGGCGAGACACTCATGACGAGCACGTCCCGGCGCTTTGAGGCGGCCGAGGACCCGCAAGGCCGGTCCTGGCCTGCTGCGGGAGCGTGGGCGTCGTCGGCGCAACGGGGCGGCTCGCCGTTGTCCGGCCGCCATCTGTCGCGTCCGGGGCTGGGCTACGATGCTCGGGCCTCACGCGACCAGGTCCAACTCGGCAGCCGGCTGACGTATGGCCTGCACCATCAATTCGGCACACAGGGCAAGGGCGGGGCGCTCCCGGATATCACGCCCACGCGGGGGAAGTTTCTGACGATCCCGTTCCCGGGCGTGACGCGGACCGCGCGCAGTTACGCGAACACGTTTGTGCGCAAGGGGGTCATCCTGCAGGCCGGCCGGGGTGGGAAGGTGACGCCGTTGTTTCTGTTGCGGACGAAGACGGCGCTCCCTCCGAGGCCGTTTCTCGGCGTGTCGGCCGGCGACTGGGCGGCCATCGGCGAGCTGCTGCGCCAGGCGCTCACGAGGGCTGTGTGATGCCGACGCTCACGATTGCGCAGGTGGAGGCGGCGGTCCTGGGGCGGCTGCAGGAGCGGATCGATACGGTCGCCGTCGACGCCTATCCGGACAGGCCGGAGACGTATCAGCTCAAGCACGCCTCCGGCGCCGTGCTGGTGCGGTATGCCGGCTCGCGCTTCGGCGAGCCGGAGCCGACGGACGTCGTCGCGCAGACGCAGACCATTACGATCGAGGCGGTGACGATGGTTCGTAATCTGCACAAACTGGGGGATCACGCGGGCCTCCTGGATCTGTTGCACGCCGTTCGAGCGGCACTGACCGGCTATCGGATCCCCAGCGCGTCGGCCATCTGGCCGGTGCAGGAAGCGTACGAGGGGTACGCGGACGGCGTCTGGCAGTACGTCACGACGTTCGCACTGGGGACCCTGCACACCGAGCCGCCCGTGACGCGGCCGAAGATCGAATACACCGAGGGCGTCGGGTACGCCGACGATATCTCTCGATTTCTCGCCTAACAACAGGAGGGACCGATGGCAAAGATCAAGGACGAGACGACGACAGCAGGGGCGGCGACGCCCGATGAGACAGCCACGGCGCAGTATCAGTATGTCGGATCCACCATCAGTATTCAGGTGATCGCCGGCGCGGAAACGCTGCTGACGCCGGGGCAGACCATCGCGCTGCCCAGCACCGATCCGGTCGTGGCGCGGCTGGTGAAGCAGGCATTGCTCATCCCGCACACGCTGCGGCGCGAGCGGCACGGATAGGAGGGACAGATGCCAGCCAGTTTCCTACACGGGTTTGAGTTTATCGAAAGCGCGCTCTACCACCCGATCCAGATGGTGCGCAGCGCGATCATCGGTCTGGTGGGGACCTCACCCACGGGGCCGATCAACACGCCGACCCTCATTACCAGCCGCCGCGACGCGGTCACCAAGTTCGGCGCCCTGGCGGCGGGCTACACGATTCCGGCCGCGCTCGACGCGATTCTTGCGCAGGGCGATCAGATCGGCTTTGTCGTCGTCGTCAACGTCTTTGACGCGGCGGTTCACAAGACGGCGGTCGTCGCGGAGCCGGCCACCTTCGGGGCCACTCACACGCTGGCGCTGGCCCACGCCCGGGTCGCGGCTGTCGTCGTGAAGAATACGGGCGGCACCGTCACCTACACCGCACCCACCGACTATACGGTGGATGCCGCAACCGGTGTCATCACCCGCGTCCTGGCCGGGGCCATCACGGCCGGCCAGACCGTGGAAGTCTCGTACGACTGGGCCGATCCCAGTAAGGTGACCGCGGCCGACATCATCGGCGGCATCGACGTCACCACCGGCGATCGCGAGGGCATCGAGGCGCTGTTGGACACCAGCAGCGCCTACGGGTTTGCGCCCAAGATCCTGATCGCCCCGCAGTACTCGTCCAGCAAGACGGTGATGGATGCGTTGCTGGTCAAGGCCGCCACGCTACGCGCCATGGCGATCGCCGATCAGGCGGCCGGTGCGACGATGGAGGAGGCACTGGCCTACCGCGATCAGTTCGACAATGTTCGGGCGATCGTGACCTGGCCGCTCCTGCAGATCACCGATCCGGTGACCTCGGCGCAGGTCAACGCCCCCTTCTCCCCCTATCTGGCCGGCGTGATGTCGCGGACGGATAACGAGCTCGGCTTCTGGTACAGCCCGAGCAATAAGCCGATCCTGGGGGTGACCGGGATGGAGCGTCCGATCCCGTTCATTACGTTCCATAGCGCCGACAGCATCGCCAACTACCTCAACGAGATGGGGCTGGTGACGGCGATTCATTTCGAGGGGTATCGGGTCTGGGGCAACCGGTCGGCAACCACCGATACGGCGTGGCACTTCATTTCGGTGCGGCGGCAGTTCGACATCATCGAAGACAGCATCGAGCTGGGGACGCTGCATCTGCTCGATCGCCCGATCAATAAGGCGTTTTTCGAGGACCTGACCGACTCGGTGCAAGCGTTCCTGAACAGCCTGGTGGGCCGTCAGGCGCTGATCGCCGGAAAGATCAAGGTGTTGGCGGAAGACAACCCGCCGGAAGAGATCGCCAACGGCCATGTGACGGCGCGCCTCGACCTGACGCCGACCTATCCGGCCGAGCGGATCACCTATCACGCGGTCCTCGACATCGAGCCGCTGCGCACGCTGTTCCAGCAATAGGAGGTGACACGTGGCACTGATTGAGAAGATTCTGAACGCGAACGTGTACGTGGACGACGTCAATTTCGTCGGCCGGGCGACCGAGGTCGATCTGGCCTCGGTCAAGATCAAGACGACGGAGCATCAGACGTTGGCCATGGTGGGGCCGCTGGAGCTGTTCCAGGGCCTGGAGAAGCTGGAGTGTAAGATCAAGTGGGCGAGCTTCAATTATCAGATGCTGGCGAAGCTCGTCCCGACGCGGGCGGTCAAACTGACCATCCGCGTCGCGCAGCAGGCGTACGCCGACAGCTCCGTGGTCTATACGGATCAAGTCCGGGCGGTGATGGTCGGCCGGATCCGCGAGATGGCCCCGCAGACCCTGAAGGCCGGCGAGGGCTCCATCGAGACCACCTTTGCGGTGGACTACTTCAAAAAGACGGTGGGGGGGTATGGGGGGACCGGCGGGGCGGACGTCCTGGAGATCGATGTCCCCAACTATATCTATAAGGTCAACGGCGAGGACATCTACCAGGATGTCCGCCAGGCATTGGGGATCTAATGATTATTGAGACGCTGACAGTGGCACTTCCGTCCGGTAAGACCGCCGTCATACGGACGGGGACGGCGATGGATGCGGTGAAGGCCCAGATGATGGTGCGAGAGCCGGAAGAGCTGTGGTTGGCCCTGATCTCGATACTCTGTGAGGTCGACGGCGCGCGGCTGGCGGTGGAGGATGTCGGCCTGCTGCCGATCGGCGACTACTTTACGATGGTCCCTTTCTTGGGCGTGTCCCAGCCTCTCCCGCAGGGCTCGCCCTTGCCGTCTGCCGGTTCAGCCACTTCGGGTACGATGCCGTCATGAAGATGACGATCGAGGAGCTGACCTTCTGGGCCGAACGAGCCGCCGCGCTGATGCGGGACACCGCGCCGGAGTCTGGAGACTAGATGCCGAATCAGATGCAGGTCGCCCTGGTCCTGAAGGCGATCGATCAGCTCTCAGCGCCGGTGGCCGCTGCGACGACGAAGACGCTCAAAGCCCTGGATGCGATCAGCAAGAAGAGCCGCGAGATGTCCGAGTCCCTGGGCGCGTCCGGCCGCGCGTTGCTGCTGCATGGCGGCATCGCCGCCGCCGCGCTCGCCGGGCCCGTGATGGCGTTCGCCGATCTCGAGGACGCCTCCACGCGGCTGCGGGCGACACTCCTGAAGAATTCCGGCGAGGTCTCCAAGGAGTTCGGCGAGATCAATGCGCTGGCGGTCACACTGGGTAGTCAACTGCCCGGGACCACGGCCGACTTCGCCACCATGTTTTCGACCCTGCTCAGCCTGGGCGTGAAAGAGCGGGACCTGTTGAGCGGTGTTGGTGAGGCGGCGGCGGATCTGGCCGTCGTCCTCAAGATCCCGTACGAGCAGGCGGCGGCGGCGACCGCCAAACTGAAGGAGGCGACGGGGGTCGCCAACCATGACATGCTGGCCTTCATGGATACGATCCAGCGGACGGCCTTCCTCGGTGTGGAGGTGGGCGACTTGCAGTACGCCTTCTCCCGCGCCGCGGGCGGCCTGATCCCGATGAAGGTCCAGGGGTTGGCTGCGTCGAAAGAGGTCGCGACGCTGCTGGCCATGCTGATCAAGACGGGGCTGAGCGGCGAGATGGCCGGCACCAACCTGGCCCGGCTGATGCAGACGCTGGCCGACACGAAGAAGCTGGGAAAGGCCAACGCAGCGCTGTCGCGGTACGGCATCAGTCTGGAGATGTTCGATCGACGGACCGGCGAGTTCAAGGGGGTCCGGAATATGGTGGCCCAGCTCGATCAGCTCCGGACGCTGAACCCCAGCCAGCAGCAACAGGTGCTGGCGGATCTCTTCGGCGGCGGCGCCGACATGACCGAGGCGGCGATCTTCATCAATAAGGGACTGGCGGGGTTCCAGGAGATGCAGCGGCGGATGGAGGAGCAGGCCTCGCTGCAGCAACGGACGGCGCTGCTGATGGGGACGCTGCGGAACCTGTGGGATGCGACGGCGGGGACTATCACCAACGTGACTGCGTCGTTCGCCGCGACCTTCGCCCCCGAGATGAAGCAGGTGACGGCGTGGCTGGGCAGCCTGGCCGGCCGAGCCGACGCCTTCATCAACCGGTATCCGATGCTGGGCAAGATGGTTGGACTCATGGCGGGCGGCTTTGCACTGGGCGCCATCGGCGCCGGGGGGCTGGCGTTGGCGTTGTCGGGCGTGTTGAAGTACGTGAGTCTGGTCTCCGGCGCGGTCGGCACGGTGCATGGCTGGCTGCAGCGCCTGGCAGTGGTGAGCGCCGCCGACCGGCTCCGGTATCTCGGGATTGCTCCGCAGGCCGGGACGTTATGGAGCGGCATCGGCCAGCGGATCGGTGTGACATATGGACAACTGACCCGCTGGACTACTGAGACCTGGGCCAGCGCCCGCGCCACGATCTTCAACCTCGCATGGCTTCGGCTCCAGGCGCAGACCTACGGGAGCCTCACCTGGTCCGGGCTCGTGCGCGCGACGACAGCGGCACAGGCCTGGACGCTCGCGCAGTGGACCTCGGCCCGGGCCACGCTCTTCAACGTGGCGTGGCTCAAGGCGCAGGCGATGACGCTTCAGACCACGGTGTGGAGATCCACGGTCGCCGCGACAATGGCCACCTGGGGCTTCGTGGCGGCGCAGTGGGCGAGTCTGAGCGCATCCATTGCGGCGGCAGGCGGGGTGCGGGCCCTGACGCTGGCGATGCTCAGCAATCCGGTCACCGCCTGGCTGGTGGGACTGACGGCCGCCGCGCTGGCCGTCTATAAATTCTGGGCGCCGATCGCCGGGTTCTTCCGGGGGCTCGTCCGCGGGATTGGCGAGGGGTGGGTCGAGGTCGCGCAACGATCCCTGTTGCTGCGGGCCATCGGGACGGTGGTCTGGGGCATCCTCACACCGCTGCGCTGGCTGTACAACCTGATCGTCTGGATCGTCCAGCCGGTGGAGGATGTTGGCCGGGCGTGGGAGTCGACCGGCGCGCGCATCGGCCACGTGATCGGCAAGACGATTGCCGTCATCGCCGACCTGCCCGCGGTCCTGTTCGACCTTATCCGGTCGACGGAGTGGTTCCAGGCGGGGGCGAAGATCATGGAACAGGTATGGGCCGGGATCACGGCCTGGGCGCACAAGCCGGTGCAGGCGATGCGCGACGTCGTCCAGTCGATTCGCAATCTGCTGCCGTTCTCGCCCGCCAAGGAGGGGCCGCTCAAGACGCTCCATCAGGTCCGCCTGGTCCAGACCATCGCCGAGAGTGTCCAGCCGCACCCGCTGGTCCAACGGGTGACACAGGTCGTCGAGGCCACGAAGCAGGCGCTGACCCCGATACTGGCCCCGATCGCCCTCTCCTCTGCTCCAACGGGCCGAGGGAACCACGATGTGGGAGTCAGGGCGCTCGCGCTGGCGGGGGCGGGCGGGATGGGGCCGATGGCGTTTCACTTCAACTTCACGATCAACGGCGCCGAGACCGGAAGTGAAGGCGGGACCAAGGCGCTGGCGCAGCGCGTGGCGAAGGAAACGAGCCTGGAGTTCGAGAAGGTCATGCGCCGGAAGTACGCGATATGATGGGACAGCTCGGAGCGATTCTGTTCGAGCGGCTCAAGGAGCCCCTGGCGCTGTCCGGCTCGAAGAAGTGGACCTACGCCGATCACCCGATCATCCGCGAGACAACGAAGTTGCAATACACCGGTCACGAGCCGCGCGAATATGCGCTGAAGATCCGGTTTCACGCAAGCTTTTGCGACCCGCGCGAGGAGCTGCGCAAATTGGAGGCGCAGGCGCTGACGGAAGGGTCGGATGGCCTGTGGGTGCCGATTCCGCTGATCCTCGATTCGGGCGAGGTGCTGGGGCGGTTCGTGATCCTGGAAGTGAAACGCGAATACGTGAAACTGTTTCCTGACGGCCGAGAGCTGGAGGCGGTGGCCGACGTGGCACTGCGGGAGTTTGTATGACCTACACCACGCGGGAGGGCGACCGGCTGGACCTGTTGGCGTATCGGCATCTGGGGACGCCGGCCGCGTATCGTGAGCTGCTGGCGGCTAACCCGCAGGCGCCCATCGTCGCCATCCTGCCGCCGGGGCTGACGCTACAGATCCCGGCATCCGACACGCGGAGGCGCCGTGGGACTCGATAGCTCCGCAGATTTGCGCTTTGCGCTGTGGGAGGTGGAGCTGTTGCGCAACCACCGGCTCAAGGAGGACATTGCGCACAATACGGTGTCGCTGGAGGTGGAGTTCCACGAACACAACCAGGGCAACGACTTCGACCTCGAGCTGGAGAATCGGGATGGGCGTTTTTCCGATCCGGACGCCTTTCAACTGGGCGACGAGCTGCGCTTCTGGGTCTGGTTTGCGGATCGGCCGGACCGGACGTTGATGGGGACCTATACCATCGACGAGATCCGCAACGACAATCCGCCCGCCCGGATCCGCGTCTCCGGACTGGCCTCAGATAGTGTCGCGCAGGATTTCCGGACGCTCAAGACGCGCGGGTTCGAGGGCATGACCCTGCACAGCATCGCGCGGCAGATCGCGACGGAGCATCGGCTCACGCCGGTCATCGAGGGTCAGGATATCGCACTGCTCAGAAAAGACCAGAAGGAGGAGCACGATCTGCAGTTCATGGGGCGCCTGGCGAACGATTTCGGGTACGTCTTCCGGATCGAGGACCAGCGACTGATCCTCCTGCAGCGCGGGATCGTCGAGCAGGCGCCGACCCTGTCGCTGGACGGGCTGCTGGGACGCCGGGGTTTCCGGTACAAGACCTTTAAGACCTACCGGACGGTGCGGGTGCGGTATTTCGATCCGCAGAAGAAGGCAGAGATTGAGGTCGTCGTGGAGGACCCCCGCATTCGCAACGTGGAGGAATTGGTGATCACACAGCGGGCCGAGTCGCGGCAGCAGGCTGAGGTGATGGCACGTGAGAAACTCAAGCTGGCTAATACCCAGGGGCTCAAGGCGGAGCTCGACTGCCTGGGCGTGCCGGAGCTGCGGGCCGGGATCAACGTGATGGTCGACGGTGAAGGGGCGCTCTTTGACGGGACCTACCACGTGACGGAGGCCACGCATCGATACGATAAGCAGTCCGGGTATCGAGTACAGCTCGCCGCCTACAACCTGGCAGCCGGACCGCCTGTGGATCACGCATGATCGAGATCGTGAAGGCGTTGGAGGGCCGGATCGCGGCGCTGGAGGAATCGAAGCAGAACATCCTCCGCGTCGGCACGGTGGTGGAACGTCACGTCGACGGCTGCCGCGTGCGCGTGCAGTTCCCGGACAACAGTGCGCTGATCAGCTACTGGTGTCAGGTGATGATGATGAAGACACACCGCGACAAGCACTTTTGGCTGCCGGATCTGGGCGAGCTGGTGGTCTGCGCCTTCCTGCCGTTCGGCCACGAGCAGGGGTTTGTCCTGGGTGCGCTCTATAACGCGCAGGATCGGGTCCCGACATCGGCCACCGGCGACCGGTTGATCGTGCTGGACGAGGGGGACAACGAGATCGCGGTCGATCGCGCCTGTCGAAAGATGCGGGTGCGTACACTCGAGCTGCACCTGTTCGGCAACCTGATCGTCCACGGTCTGATCTTTGATGCGCTGGGCACGGTCACGCACCACACCAACGCGGGTCTGTCGCGCGACGAGGGGGCGCCGCCGCCACCGTGGAACTGTGGTGCCTAAGATGACGCGCGACGGGGAGTTGCTGGGGCGGGGCTGGGCGTTGACGCCGGTCGTTGCGGACGGCGGCCTGCGCGCGGTTGAGGGGCTTGCCCATCTGCGGCAGTCCATCTTCCTGATACTCACGACCTGGAAGGGGGAGCGGATCATGCGTCCCTGGTTCGGCTCGCGGCTCTGGCAATATCTGGATGCGCCGATCAACCAGCGCACACTGGCCGGGATGCGGGCCGAGATCTTCGACGCGCTATTGGAGGAGCCGCGGATCACGACCCGGCGGATCCTGATCGAGATGACCGCCCCACACTATCTGACCATCACGCTCGATCTGCTGGTGGATACGACGATCGCTGTGGCGGCACAGCTCAGCTACGACCGTGAGCATCGCCGCTGGGAGGGAGTCGCCTAATGGCCGGGGTCACGCCCCCCGTCCTGTGGGACAAAGGGTTCCCGGATCTCTCGACGGAGGCGATCGACCGGATCACCACCGGCGCGCCGGACTACACGGCGCTGCTGCCGTCCGATCCGGGGATCGCCGTCCTCGATGCGCTGCTGTTTCAGGTGGCGATCCTGGGCGAACGCCTCAATCGCCTGCCGGCCGCGGCGCTCGTGGCATGGGTGAACTACCTCGGGATTGCAAAAAAAGGCCCGGTCGCGGCGACGGGGACGGTGCGCCTCACGCTGGGCGAGGCAGCGCCCTCGGATCTGCTGATCCCCGCCGGCACGCGCTTCCTGAGTGACGCCGGGCTGGGATTTGTCAGTCGGGAGGAGCTGATTGTCTCGACCGGCCAGGTCGAGGCCGACGTCGCGTGCATGAGCGAGATCGGGGGCACCGTGGGCAATGTCGCGGCGCACCGGATCACCCACCTCTACCCGCTGATCCCCTTCATCTGGAGCGTGGATAATCCCGAGGTGTTTGCGGGCGGAGTCGACAGCGAGCTGGATGCGGCTGCGCTGGATCGCGGGCGGAAGCTGCTGACGCACTTGTGGCGCGCCGTGACCCTGACCGATTACGCCGAGCTGGCCCGCAGCGTGCCCGGCGTGGCGAAGGCGACCGCGATCGACCGCGAGGGCGAGGTGCGACTCTATGTCCTGTCTGAGGATGGCCAACCGGCCAACAGCGCGCTGATTCAGGAGGTCATCCGGTTCGTCGAGCCGCGACGGTTGCAGGGGGTCGCCTTGATGGTCTTGCCGGCCTCGCTTCGGCCGGTGGCGATTACGGCCTGCGTGCGGCTGGTGCCTGGGGCGACGCTCACGACCGTACGCGCACTGGCCGTCACGCATCTGCGTGCGCGCCTCAACCCACTCGGCTGGGTGTGGGGTCGCAAAGTGAGCATGGCCGAGATCCTGGCCACGTTGGAGGAAGTCGGAGGCGTCGATTATGTCGAGGATCTGGTGTTGCCGCACGACAATATCGCCATTCCGCCCGAGGGTCTGGCGACGTTAGGGGAGCTGACGCTCAATGTCGTCTAACGCCACGGCAAAGACCGAGCTGCTGCTGCCGGCGATCCACCGCGCCCTGGGCGGGCCGCTGCAGACGACGCTGCTGCAGGCGGCCGAGGTGCCGCTCTTCGACGCGGAGCGGGCCGAGGAACACTTTATCTATCGGCTGCTCGCCGACGGCGCGCCGACGGCGTGGCTACGCTGGCTCTTCTACGCGCTGGGCGCTGATGCGTACTGGCGCGACGACTGGGACGAGACGCGGATGCGCCTGGTACTCGCGCGCCTGTTCGAGCTGTACCGGTCGCGCGGGACGGTGGAGGGGCTACGACTCCACCTGGGCCTCTTAGCCGATGCGACGGTGGTCCGAGTCGCCCAGCCGCCGTCGGCGCTGTACCTGGTCCCGTCGCTGACGCAGGCGGAGCGCCTGGCGCTGGAGGCGCGACACCCGGAGGTGCGACTGCGGCCGTTCAGTGAGTCCGGTGTGCGACAGACGGCGTTTGTCGGCGATGTGTTGAGCCCGCCCTTCCCGACGGCGACCGATGCGGCTGACCGCCTGGGTGAACGGGCGAGCCTGTACGACCCGCTGACCGGGATCGAGACATCCGCGACACGATCGACCGTCGAGGGTGCGGGGCTGATCGTCCGAGTGGGACTGCGCGGCCGGGCGGCGGGGATCATGTGCGGGGGCTGGCTGACGGGCGCCACCGTCGACCACCGAGCGGCGTCGCGCCTGTATACGTATGCGCTCCAGGCCGGCACGGATGATCCGTTGCTGCGGCGGGCATCGATCGGCGCACAACCGGGACTGATCCCGTTCCGCGTCTGGTGGACGCCACACCATGAGTCGGGCGCAGGAGCCGGCGCCTTCCTGTCCAATCGGTATCCGGACGTCTATCCGGATCGGGGCGGGGCGTCCCTGCCGACCATCCCCGTCCGTCGGAACGCCGGGCAGCGAATCTGGAAGAGCGTGCGGCTGTTTAATCCTACTAGAGTTGATCTGTCGGTACGGCGCGCATCTGTCTATCTGGGCGGCGCGCGGATCGGGCGGGTGGCGCCGCACGTGCTGGAAACGGCGATTCAGACCGCGGGCCGTCGGCCCCGAGGTGTGATCTGGCCCGGATGTACACACCCCACCACGGCATTTCTGGCCGCGTCCGACGCCCCGGCGCGCATTGCGCGACTGCGGTGGGCGGGCAATCTGGCTCGACGCGCCGGGTGTCGGGTGTCGGTGGCGATCCATACGAAGCGGCCCCTGGTCGTCGGATCCGGCGTCCGGTGCGGCGAGGCGACGACGAATATTCCACAGGAGGTAATCTAGGATGGAGCGACAGGTGATCTACCGGGATCGGCAGGAGCTGCAGGCGGCCGATCTCGCCAACAACGAAACCTTTACCGACGAGAGCCTACAGCATCTGATCGAGGACGCGGTCACGCGCGAGCGACAGATCGTCGGCCTGGCCGTGAGTCGCAAGAGTGCGACCGAGCTGGAGGTCAGTGCCGGTCGCTTGTGGGCTGGGGATCAGGGGAAGGTCTATGTCCTGACCGGGCCGCAGACGATTAGCGTCTTCAGCCAACTGCCGACCCAGGATACGCGGTACCTTGTGGTGTCCTGCTACGGCCAGGAGGTCGAGACCGATATTCAGCCACGGGACTACCTGCTGGATCTGGCGACCGGCCAAACGGAGCCGCGCGCTGTCGCGATGGAGCGCCGCCGCGAGGTCGTGACGGTGATCACGGCCGGGCTGGAGTCGCCGGAGCCGCAGAAACCTGCCACGCCGACCGGGTATACCTTGCTGGCGTATGCCCTGTTGACGCCGGGCGGGATCGAGACCATCGAGGCCAATGCGGCCGCCGTCCTGCCCCAGCTCTTCAGTACCGATCAGCGGCTGCAGGGGGTCGAAGACTGGCGCGACCGCGCCGCCCCCGCCATCGCCACACTGAGCACCGATGTGGCCGCGCTGGCCCAGGCGACGCGCAATGCGGCGTCACAGGCTCGTCTGAGCGAGCTGGCCGGCGACGTGGCGCGACTGAAAGACCTGGCGCAGTTGCCGGCGGGCTACAGCAGCTACGGCGCCGATCGATATCTGACGTCCGACGACTCGGACACGGCCGACCCGGACTATCGCGCGCGACTCGACGAGGGGGTGCGGTTCCCCTGGGATGCCCAGAACCTGACCGCCCTGCAACTGTTCAACCCCCTGGAGACAGCGGTTGTCACTCGGGACGGCCTCATCCTGCCGCCCTACGCCGAAAGCGCCCGCCTGTCGGTCATGACGCCCGTCGTCGGGTCGATCACCCTCAACCAGTATCAGTATCAGACGCTCACACTGAGACAGGGGACGCTGTCGCGGACGGTCATCCGCTACGGCCCGACGCGCACGGTCTGCACAAATTCGGTCTGGTGGCGGACCGGCCAGTACGATCCGATCACCCGAATCTTTACCCGCGAGGGCGAAACGTTCGAGACCCTGGACGACCCTACGACGCACCATTGGGTGCGGGTCGCCCAGTTCTGGGCCGATACGATCAACGAGCCATACTGGTACTCGGTGGCGGTCGATTATGCGGTGAACGGCGCCCTGGTGGCGGAGACGGTGCTGAACCCCTTTACCGGATGGCTGACGAGCGTCGAGCTGCTGATCACCGAACGGGCGGCGGATGGGGTCATCACGCTGGCGTTGTGCGAGGCGACGGACGGCCTGCCGGACTTGAGCCGCACGGTGGCCCGGACGTCGGTCGCGGCGGCCGATCTGAAGCTGTCGCCGACAAAGACCCGCTTTGCCTTCCCCCGCCCAGCCTTCGTCGTAGCCGGGCGGCGCTATGCACTGGTCCTGGTGACGACCGGCGCGCACAGGGCGGCTGCGGTCGACGGCAACAGCTATACGCAGGGCACGCTGTTTTACGGGACCGACGGCGCCTACTTGCAGGGAGATTTGACCAAGGACCTCGCCTTTACCCTGTACTACGCGCGCTTTACCAGTCAGTTCGTTCAGGTGACCCTGCAACCGTTGTCGTTGTCCGGCGGGATCGCGGATATCGTGTTGCAGGCGGGCCAGATCGCGCCCGAGACCACGAGTCTGTTCTACGAATACCAGCTCAATGGGTTGTGGCGGCGCATCGACGGGACCACCGGTGACCTGCTGGTCGGCTTGCCGCCGCTGCTGCCCCTACGGATGACGATGGTCGGAACGGCCGATCTGATGCCGGCGCTGGAACTGCAAGGCGCCACGGTCCAGGTCTCGCGCCCCGCGCTGACGTTCGAACACTGGTCCGAGGCTCGCACCTTGCCGCAGGCGTCGACGTCGATCCAGGTGCAATTGCTGCTGGAGGGATGGGACGCCGCCCGGCATACCTGCCTGGTGCAGCTCAAGGACGGGGCGACCACGTACAATGCGGCGGCCGTCAGTGACACGGTCGTCAACGCCGCGAGCATCCGGCGCACGGTGACGTTTACGATCGCCGCGCCGGGGATCTCGTCGTATCGGATCCGGATCACCGGGACCACCAATAACGCGCTGATCATCTTCCACGCCGCCGAGCGGATCGACGTCGCGTTGTAGCTATGCCCACCAAAGCAGAGAGCTATCGGTTTCGCAACGGCGTCACGGCGCTCGACGAGCGCGAGTTCAACAGTCGGTTCTTCGATGTAGACGGCCGCCTGGGCGCGCTGGAACAGATCAGCATCGACTGGGACGCGGCCCTGCAGACCCTGCGGGATGTGGGGCTCTCGCGACTGGCGGATCTGCTGGCACAGATCAACCAGCAGGCGCAGGAGGCGGCGGCTGCGCACCAGACGACGTTTGAGGCGGCTGAGGTCCAGCGCGACGTCGTGATGGCCGCCGCCCTGGCCGCTGCGACCGCCGCCCTGGCCGCCGACCAACAGACGTTCGAACAACTGGCGGCCGACCTGAATGCCATTATCGCCAACAATGAGGGCGCCGGCGCAGCGCTGGTGGCGCTACAACTGTGGCGCGACACCCTCAACCCGACGGCCGACGGGTTCATCCGGCCAGACCGGCTGCGCAGCGGCTCCGCCGCAATCACCTACAATGGGGACGGTTCCGTCGCCCAGATGGATACGACTCTGCCGGGCGGATCGACCTATCGCCAGGCGTTCACGTACAGCCAAGACGGCTCGGTGGCCACAGTGACGGCCACGGTGGGCGCGGTCATGCTGTGGACCAGATCCTATACGTATGACGGCGCCGGGATGTTGACCGGTTGGACGGAGGCCTAGCTGATGGGATTAGCAGACGCCCTGATCGCGCGAATCGACAAACTCATCCGCGACCGCCTCGACGCGGCCATCTCCAGCCGCTTGGCGGCCTCGGACTATATCGCGCCCGATAACGTCGGGATCGGCGGTATCAAAGCCAAAACGGATTTGATCCCGACGGCGGGCCCCGCCTCGGCGGGGAACTACACCGCCACCCGCGCGGCAGCCCTCGACCTGCTGGATGCGGCGATCTCACTGGTCAAAGCCAAGACCGACCTGATCCCGGCCGGTGGCCCCCTCGCGGCCGGCAGCTACGTCGCGCCGGACAATACTGGAATCGCCATCATCGAGGCCAAGACCAACCTGATTCCGGATGGGGGTCCGCCCAGCGCCACCAACTACACGGCTGTGCGGGCGCTGAAGCTCGACAACGTGGACGTCGCCAGTTCCGTCATCAAAGCCAAAACCGACCTCATCCCCGCCGCCGGTCCACCCTCGGCCACCGACTATTCGGCCGCCAGGGCGGCCAAGCTAGACACCGCCGACGCCGCAAGCATCTGGGCTGCCGCCTCGCGCACCCTCACGTCTGGACCCTCCCAAATTAAGTCGTTTCAGACCGGCTACACCACTGCAAACGGCACGGCAGGCTCCGGGGAGGATGCCCGTTATATCGACGTGACAATTTCAGCCGTCGCTACAGACAAGTGCTTACTCCAGGTGACCGGTCGGTGGTGGGAGCCCGACGTCGGTGAAAAGGGCGCTGAAAAGTTGACTGCCCGCCTAACCTCGAGTACAAACCTGCGAATATCGTCAAACGTTTTATCTCCGTACGCCACCAGCCTCAGGTGGTCCGTACTCGAATTTGTGTAGGGAGGGGAGAATGATGGTCTACGCGAAGCTAGACAGCAACGGGATTGTCGTGGGAATCTCTACTCTGTACGGGTCAGTTGAGGACCGGGATCTCGTAGAGATCGATGCGGAGGATCAGACCCTCCTGGGCCAGCGCTGGACCGGGACCGCCTTCGAATCTCGTCACGACCCACGCCCACAGCTCCGCATCATCGCAGATCAGACCCGCATCTGGGAGTCCACCCCAGGCCAAGCCCTTGGACCGAACCATGTGGCGATGCTCACCGGCCAACTCCTAGATGCCAAAGGCCAGCCCGACCCGACCGCCACCCTGCCAGAGACCGTGATCGAAATCCAAGGCGCCAGCGGTAAGCCGTCACTGATCCTCATCAGGGCCACAGCGGGGGTAGTGGAAATTTGCATAAGAGGGCAGTGGGTGCCGACCCTACCGTTTGTGACCGAGAACTCCGGGCGGTATGATGTGGCCGTCATGCTCGGAGCCTACTTCAATGTGGTGGATGGCCCGGTCATCGAGGTGCTGAGGGGCTAGCAGGTTTAGAAAGCGGCTTGCAAAATCAGAGCTGAAAGGGAGTGTTTTGCAGTGGGAAATAGCCTGATTTTGCAAGCCGCTTTCACCACCCCACCCCAAGTCATTTCCGGCATTTATCTCGCTCTTCCCTAAAATCTATCTCCGTCCGCTCCA